GTTGGTTTTGGGGTTAGTGCCTGCCGCCGCTAACACATCGGCGAACATTGCGGAGTCTTTGGCTTGTAAACCAAACGCAGATAAGCTATCAGTTACAATATCGGAAGTCATAGCTAAGTCTTCGCCTGATGCGGCTGCTAAGTTCATGATACCGGCGATACCGCCTATCATTTCATTAGTTTTCCAGCCAGCCATACCCATATATTTGAATGCTTGTGCAGATTCTAAGGCACTGAATTTAGTATCCGCACCCATTTGAATTGCTTTTTCATTCAACTTTTGGAACTCGTCCGCTGTAGCACCTGAAATAGCTTTAACTGCTGACATTTCTTCTTCAAAGTCCGCATAGCCTTTTACGGCATCAAATACACCAAACCCGATGCCAGCCATACCCGCCATTTGCATTGTAGTTCCAAGCATAGCACCGCTAAGTTTATTTCCAGCACTAGACATAGCACCGGCCATATTTTGCTTAACGTTAACTGTAGCTGTGTATACTTTGCCTTTAAAAGTATTGAGTTCACTTTTAATCTTTTGGACTTTAGAAGTAGCATCATCTTTTGCGTCGATCTTAACTTTGATATTACTACCGGTACGCTTTAGCTTGGATAGTTCACTCTCAGCAGTCTTTGTGGCTTTCGCTATACCTTGTACCGCACTAGTAGCTGCACTCATACTCTTTTCTGCAGAAGATACCGCAGGTACGAGTGCTGTTGTCGATTGCGCAAGCTTTTGTGTCGATTGTTGGGCGCTTTGTATTCCTTTGGAGAACCCTTTATCATCAAGGTAGAGTTCAACGCCTAGCCTTTCTTTATTAGCCACCGAGCACCTCCTTTATTGCTAATTTAGCGACCTCCACACGTTCTTTCCTTTCCTTCTCCATAGCTATATTACACATAACCTTCTCGGTCATGCTGAGACTAAAGAAGTAGTCAAACGTATGGCCCTTTAAAACTAAGTAGGCGGCCGTAGCCGCCTCCCAGTCTTCTTCTATTACTTTTTTACTTCATCGAAAATAGCGTGATCCAGTTTTTTGCCCACGCCTACAGATTCAATCAAAACCGTGCTAATGGCTTTAATTTCGCCGAATTCGAATACCTTGCCTACAATGTCCATAGGTTCGGCGCAATCGTATGCTTTTTGCAAGTCCTTGTCTTTTAAATTAGGTTCTACAATGCAGTTGTAAACGATATATTCATCGTTATTACCTTCTAAACCTAATGCTTCGGTCATAAGTAAAGTCGTAGGCTTTTTAGCTACGACTTCACCCAAGGATGTTTTGATTGTTAGTTTTTGACTTTTACGAGCCTTAATTTCTTCACGTTTAGCAATTAATTCGTTAATAGATATAGACATTGTCATGTTCCTTTCAATTAATCAATAGATTCAATGTATTGAAGATCCTCAGGCGTGAAACCGAACGGAATATCGGTTTCAACAACTTTACCTTTTTCGAAGTGTAAAGGAGTTAATTTGTTGAACCATACATTATCAATAGAGATACGTTCCTTTTGGCCGTCCACTGCATCAGGGTCGTCCAATAGGCCTGTAATTACGGAACGAGGGTCATGGCCGGCGCTCCATGCTTCATGCAACTTGCGGAAGTTTCGATTGATTACGTTTTTAATTTTGGCAGTACCTTCACCTTTAAGGGAAGTAATTTTACTGTCAACAGAGTTGCCGATGATAACATCTTCGCGTTGTGCTTCGATTGTACACTCGAAACTTTCAATTTCGAATACCAGCTCACCGTCAAACCATACTTTGCCGTGAGAGCCGTTCCAACGACGGCGACCACGATATTTTACATCTTCACTTGCTCTTGCCATTTATAGTTCCTCCTATTACATTGTGAAATCGATTTTAAGGTCTTCCATAGCGTCAACGAATTTAACAGTACCAGCTAAGCCAAGTTCAGAACCTGTGTTATATTCGCGAATTTCCATAATAGACATTTTAGAAATGTCTTCACCTTTGATGATGGCATAGTCTTTTTGGAATTGTTCGTTAATATCAACTTTATTCTTAGCTCGATTGTCGAGTACGTTACCAGCTAATTGACCGAAATAAACCATAATGGCTGCCACGAATAGCATTTTATGGTCGTAGTCATTAATATATTTGCCTACATAGTACTTTTTGAAAGTGTCGCGAATATCATCTGTTACCATATCAACACCTTCAATAATTTTGATTTTACGGAATTCTTGACCTTTGTCAGTCGTGAACGTTTGCAAGGAATTACAAGCACGAGCGATTTTAACGCCTTCGCCGTCTTCTTCATCGAATAAGTGCAATTCGCCTTTATCGATGCGGTCGGTTAAGTCCTCGTACACTTTAACGCTTTCAACTTCGGTTAATTTGTAATAAGTAGCGGAGCGGTCGAGTGCAAGACCAGCTAAGATGCCAGCAATACGAGCAGTATATTCGATTGGAGTATACGTTTTGTAGGTTGTTCGACCTTGTGTATCTTGACCGTTAGGCACTTTTATTTCTTCTGTGCAGAAGTTGATAACGCCTTCATGGTCGGAAGCCACGCTACCTACTACAGCCTTTACAGTTTTTCGGCCGTTGTTGCGTTCCGCTTTAATGTAGGACGCCAAGTCTTGTTGGTCTTGCACCGTACCAGTAGGAGCGGCAATATAATTAAAGCGAGTATGTTTTAACTGTTTCAACAATGTAGCTTGTGTATTTTTAGCGCCTTGTACAGTTGTTTTAGGTAATGTATATACCAATACACGCAAAGGCGTACCATCTAAACATTTTTTAATTAAATCAGTTGTAGCATCATCGAATGTTCTGTCAGGAATTTCGCTAATATCGGAGATTTTGTACTTATTAGACACATCTGTCGTTTCACATTTTAAAATCAATGCTACAACGCCACGAGCGGAACGCTTAATAGCAGTTACGCCCTTTGTTTTAAAGTCAATTAAGACTTGCGGTAAACCGAATTTTTCTTGTTCGTTTGGCATTTGGTTATTCCTCCTCGGTTAAATTAGAGCCGTTAAGGCTAAATGAAAGAGTATTAACAAGCTCACCACGAACAAAGTTAACTTCCTCGTCGGTGAATGCGTCGTTAAACTCGAGATTAAAGATAAAGTGCAATACTTCATCTATAAAGGTATGTTCAAAATCATTGATTGTGATATACCTGTCCTCGACCTGTAGAACAGGCCGTAATAAGCATTCCAAACTATCGGACATTTCATATAGTTCAGAACGCTTAACCCGCCCGTTCTTATCCTCTATAGTCCTGAACGAGATATCTACCTGCACAGTTCTATCGAAGTACGTATAGTCACCTACACCTGTATGAACAAACATTTCGACATAAAAATAAGGTACACTCGACTTCTCAACGTTGTCGAAATATACCTTATATGTCGGATATTTACTTTTCAAGAGCTCTACTAGAGCTTTCTGAATGGATCTTAATTTAATCATCGATTAAGTTCCTCAAAATTGTACGCGTATCTTTCAAGAATACGCTTCTACGATGAACAATAGAACGATGTAGCATTTTATTACCTTTCACAAAACCTCCTTTTGGAGTCCTGTGCCCGTATTCCACGTGATTGGCATAATCAGTATTGTTGTAGACCTCGACAGAGCTATTAGCAACCTCTGAGCGCTTCCAAGCATTCCGGAGTGTGCCAGTATCAACTGGTGTTTTTGCCTTAGTATCGGCAATCAATAACTCTGCTTGTTGGGCTAACAACGTGTCTGCGTGTTCAGGGTACTGCGATAAAATCTTCTTCCATTTCGTGTTAAGCTGCATGAAGCCGTTAATCTTAACGCCCATATCAAGCCTCACTATCACGAATTAATGTGATTTCCTGATGGGACATATACTTAAATGGCGTATCTGCGCGCATAGTAAATATTTGCCCACGGTGCTCAACTTTAATAATGTCGTTAGCCATGACATCGTAATCAACAGGCAAGGATAACCTGAGACGCTCTTTAAGTGTAAATACACTATCAGTTTCTAAGCCATTCATGCTAGTTTGTCCAGTTTGTCCAAGTTTACACGGAACGTCACTATATATCGCTACCATTTCGAATACATCTGCACCTATATCATCAGTAGTGTCCATTTGTCGAAGAATAGTGCATCTATCCTTGTACATAATGCTAGAAAGTAGCTTTCCATACTCGTTAGCCATTAGACCACACTACCTTCCGATATAGATTTAACTTAGACCGAATAGACTCAAAGTCTTGTTCGCTAATGCAGCCAATAGGTGATACATCAGTAACAGCCCAAGTGAATTCAACATCGTTCTCTTTAAGTGATTTAAGCGGCCCATGAGAGTCGCTATGTTTATCCTTGATATACTTAACTGCTAACTCTGCGGCAGTATATACCAAAGTCCGAGGAAAGTTTGTCCTATGGCAGTAATCCATGCAATCTAGGACGAACTTCTCGGCGAACAAGGCCAGGAAATCAGTATAATTGTCAACGTCTAGCGCATCGACCATCGTGATTAATCTATTTGATGTATTGATTACGCCTTGTACTGCGTCATCGTAGTCTAGGTATTGCACATTACCCATAGCTCGCCTCCTTTTTTAGGTACTAAAAAAGCGCCCTTAGCTGGGCGCTTAAAATATCATCATGTTATATTCTTCTTCAGTTGGCTGATAAATCGGCTTATTCTTAGCAATGGCTTGAGACAAATTTCTAATCCCGATTTTAAAATCATCAACAGTTGCATTCAACGGGTCATAGTAACTAATACGATCTAAAGAATGCTCACCGAAGATAGCAAGATATGCCTTCTCGACTGTATGTAGTTGTTCTAATGCTGCGATATATTCTTTTTCGTTCATCACCATCACCACCTATACAGTCAAAATCATACCAATAATAAAATACAGATATTCCATGTCTTCTGTAATTGTCGCATAAACGAATTGATTGCGTCCAGAGTCATAGCGTTTAATATGCCCCTTCTCACCTGGTACAAAGATAGATTCAAGCCCCATACTTAAAACCTCTGAAGCATCATTCCCATAATCTTTACCTATGTAAGGATTAATAAAGTTATCTGCGTATGTTGACTCCATTTCATACTCTGGAAAATTCAACAAATCGGCTAGTAACTGTACCTTTTCACCACGTGTACGCATATTACGAAATTCTATGGACAACCTCAAAGCATCTTTATTAAAGTACTCAACCATGTGTCCTATTTCATGAAACGGAGTAGTTTTCTTAACCCCATTCATATTGATCGAAATATAATCAGTCCTAGGATTGCCTACTTGAGTCCAGTCTATTTTACCACTTGCCAATTTCGCTACAGGGCTAAAGTACCCACGCTCAACCTTACGGGAGCAGATTTTTCGTTTACTATCCTTCACATACTGCAGCCAATCACTAGGATATAATTCGAACGCACCTTGCAATAGTTTTTTGTTTGCAGCATTAGCACCTTTTGCCCACATCGTTTTAGGAATAGTTGAACCGATATCACGATATTCAGATAATACAGTTTTTAGTTCTTCTGTGTTGCCTATGATATCGACGATATTGTGCTTTTCGACAACCATCTTTCCTATACTTATTATATCCTGTGGAGTAGCATTTGGTAAATCTATTTTTATAAGTTTGTCCCGTATTACATCAGATGCGACAACCTTATTAGATCCACGGGCAGTAGACGGAAGTACTTTTTGCTCACTACGCCACTCTGCAAAAGATTTCGAATTATCGACGTATATTGCTTTCCAATTTTCATAATTCATGTTGCGAGGTACTTTTTGATACTCCCCTTTTCCAAGCAACGAGCCCCTTGATCCACTCGTTGCTTTTTTAGTACCTATTGTACCTGCGATAGTGGAACGACAACGCGGATGTAGAGGCGGCACATTTGTGCCTACCTCTGCTTCATCAATTGGGTATACGTGATTATCATGCTCTCTGCAGACTAAAGAGGTCCGTTTATCAAGAGTGGCGATGAATTGGAAGTATTCCATATTAGCGGACTTTAGTGAGTCTAGCGTTGCTTGATTATGCACATAATTTAGCTCAGTCCGAACCAAACGGACTGCATCATTTTTGCCCACGTTCATGCGTTCTTGGACTTCCTTAGCTAGCTTTTCAACAGGAACACCTCTATGCACAGAATTGAACACCGTATCCTGTAAAGTTCTTGCTAGTTTATCACTATTACCCCAAATACGTTCGCTATAATTCTTACCGCTCCACGGAGCTCGTAATACCTGTTCCACGTGTTTTTCAGTAACAGCTACATTCAAAGGGCCCTGGCCTCGCTTAGCCAACTCGTAAGCAGAGTGTAGTCGATTATCTTTGTAAGCATCTTTAAGAAACCCTGTAATCGCTTTATCTGCTTTACTGCCAAGCTTGTCTAGCTCAATTAGTGTATCTCCATACAACTTGTCGAGCCGTGATATTCTTGATCGCATCGCTAATGTGTTGAGTTCTAACAATGTTTTAGGATTCCCTGTTTCCTTATACTCTGCTAGGTACTCCTCGATGTCCTTTCTCCAGGTCCTATACTCTGTACCATTAATTAATTTACGTGCCTCAGAAATACTAACTCCATTATCAGCGGAGAACTTGCCGTACAGTCTTTCGATATTAGCTTGGATACGTTGGGCTGACCGTTCATAGTGAGAGGCCAGCTCTTTTTCGATAGTGTCACGGCTTTTCTTATTCCATTCTTCTTCTCGCTCGACGCTGCGCCTAGCCCAATATGAATCAGTCCCCATATATTACACCTTAGCCTAATTTATGAACGAATTTAACAATACGGATTTGTTTAGGTTCGTAAACGCGTTCCCAGTTGCCTGCATCTTTCAGTTCTGTACGAGATACAGATTCAGCATGCGCACGAGTTTTGTTTTTCCAAGCTACGCCTCGTGGATGCATGATGAATGCTTTACGGGAGATAAGATAGTTAACACCGGAACCTTTACGTTTATCACGATCAACTTCTACTGGTACAAGACCTACAGGAGAACCAACGCCGTATGCAATAGCGCCTTCGCCGAATAAGTAAGTTGTATAATTACCAGCAGCCGCAGGGCAGCTATCATCAACGATTACACGACGACCCATATAAGTGTCGAAAGAAACAGCGTCAGATTGGCGAATGGTTTGGATCAAGTTCAATTTATCGAGATAAGATTTTGTAGCAGAATGCATTACAACTGCAGTCAAAGAGTTACGTGCATCACCCATAAGTTGCATCGCATCGATGAATGCTTCACCAGAGAATGCTGCGGCTTTGCCTGTTTTACTGGAAATATCAAGTACATGGTCAGCCATGCTTGTTGCTGCGAACACACCGTCTAGAATGTTAAGTAATTCTTTTTGATGGTCACGCGCCCAAAAACCTGCTACTAAATCACCGATTGCAGACATAGGGTCTGTACCAGCTAATTGCGCAGACAAGTCAGTTGCACCCCACATTTTCGCACGGCGAATAGTAGTGGATGTGTCCATTTTAGAACCGATTTTTGCTTCAGTAAGGCTTGTACCTTCTACGATGTCTTCGGAATCGCCGTTTAAGTCAGTGAAGAAAGGCATGTTATGTACTTGTGCTGCTTCACTTGCTAATTGGTCGAACTTGGAGTCACGAGTAATAATACCGGACTGGAAGATTGCAGACAATTCAGATGTACGGTTCACTACATAGTTTTCAAACAGTGCCGTAGGATTAATGATATCTTGTAAAGTTGTAGCCATTAGTTACCTCCTTAGATTAAATTATCAATAGCCACACCAGCTTGCGCTGCTAATGTTTTAGCCTGGGCTGGATCATTCTTAATAAGTTCAGCTTGTTGAGTAAGATTGAAATGTTCTTTACTAAATGGATTAACCTTAGGATTGCCCTCACCCTTGCTAGGGTCGTATTTAAACTTAGGGTCCCCCTCCGGTTTAAACAAGAACGCTTTAGAGGTTTTAAGCTCTTTAAGCTGCTCGGTCAAACCAGTTACCTTTCCATCATCGCCAAGAATTAACTTAGACTTGTCAATAAGATTAGCTACAAGCTCTGCATCTTGTGCAGTATCACCAATAGCTAACTGTACAGCAGTGGATAACTTCAATGCTTTCAAATCTGCTTCAGATTTTAGTGCGGCCGCTTTGTTTTCTGCTTGCAGTTTCGTAATTTGTTCTTTCAACGCATCAACGTCTCCCTCGCTGTCCTTGAGAGCCTTAAGTTGTTTATCACGCTCACTCACAGTAGCCTCAAGGCCTTTCTTTTCCGCGTTGACCTCATTAAAACGCGATTTAGGAACGTATTCCCCGTCTAGAAATTCCTTAAACTGTTTAGTCGCATCCTCGATTTTATCTTCTGCGATACCTAGTTTTTCAAGTAATTCTTTGACTGTCATGTTGTTTCTCCTATCCGGTTTTTACCGTGGTTTACCTGCCACGAATTAGAGAATAAAAATTTATATCACGATTTATGGTTCTTCAGTGTCCTTCTCGTCTATAGAGTCGTGGTCTTCAGATTTCCAATCATCGTAAATACCTTGCTCGGCTTCTTCTGCCTCAATTTGTTTAATTTCCTCGTTCACATCTTCCACGAATGGATGATGCGCAAGGATTGTGCGTTTAGAAACAACGCCCATTGATTTAGAACACATATCGACAAGGTCGCCATCGTTTTTAACAGATGTTCTTGTCCAAATTTGTGTGATAGTTACATCAGTAGTACCATTAGCGGCACAAATAGCACGAATCAACTCATTAAACCCTAACTGGAATTCTGTTTCCATCATACCTGCTTTGAGTTCTAACAAGGTGTACAGGAACTTCATGGCCTCCCCGCTAGTGCCATCGAGACCTTGTTGTTGTGGATCCACGCCCTGCCCCATATCAAAAATAGCTTTACGAGTGATATCAAGAAGCTCTTTGCGGGCTTCAATAGGAATATCAATGGTCAAAGTTGAAATGCCACTTCTGTCATCAGGACCAGTGGAATCCATTTGGATCGCCTTGTACTTCTTCATCCCTTCAAGGAACTCGGAGAGGTTCTCCCCGCCATAGTTAGTTAATACGTAGATAACTTCCTGTACATCTTCTAAGTCATTCAAGAACCCACTATACGTTTTATCGTAAGTATCAATTAACGATTTGATGCGAACGAGATCAGTTGTATGGCTAGCGTTATTAGCGAACGCAATAAATGGCACTTTACCCATGTTATGTGGTATAGAATCTACTGCTACAGTAACACCGCTAGGGTCAATCATGATAAAAGCAGTATAAGGAGATAAGGTTTCTATCGTGTCACCAGTACGTAAAGAGAACGCTTGTACCTCCTTATCATTCCAGTACTCGTAGACAGTGATTGTCTCGCCAGCCTCGTTAATGTCTGCATAGACACGCAGCACGCCTTCGAGTTTTGTGTTGATGCGGTTATTCCAAATAGGGATAATCTCACTAGCTGGTAAAACGGCCCACTGGAAACCTTCTTCCTCATCCATCCAGTAATGCACCCAGGCAACGCCACCGTTAGTCGCTTTAACACATAAGTCCTTACATTTCTTTTCATAGGCATCGCCTAGCGTATCTAAGATAGTTTCATTTAACTTATCATCCTTGACGTCATAAATCGGCGGTGCGGTGAACATGTATGCGGTTTTCTGGTCCACTAAAAGAGGGTAAAAAGAATAGGCGATTCGATTATCCGCTTGATGCATGGGATTAAACGATTCGCCTTTTTGTTTTGCTTCTTCTATGTCTTTTGGTTTTGTCGGCATCAGCATAATGTCGTTATTAACAGCATAATAGCGATCAGCCACTTCCATATTAGTTACGACTTTTGCGTGCCCCAATGTATGCTTTTTAATTAACTTCTTAATTAATTCTATTTCCAATCTATCGCCTCCTAGTATGTCATTAGCCGGACGCCTTTTCGTCCGTCGAACTCTTCCATAGCATATCGCATGGCGTCCATTAAATGGTTAAAATCATCAATAGGCTTATTTACCATATTGTCGAACTTATCTTTATCCCATGTGTAGTTACTGATTTCAGTAATGAAGTTAACACACCGAGGATGAATAATAATTTTATAGTCCTGGATAATCGAAATGCCGGCACGAATTGAGTCAGGTCCTTTTTTTGCTGCCCTAATCCTACTAAGTCCAGCTTTTCGCAAGTACGCAATCGATTTAGGTTCCGCACTATCTGCTTTAATTCGTTCCTTTGCATATCCCATTTCGGATACTTTCGACAGAATATTTTCATTACTCATACCCTTTTCGTACATTTCATCAAATACATATATTTCACGAGCTACTGTATCAACAAGGCCGCAGAATAATGTACTAGGGTCATTTACATAACCAAAGTCCATGCCAAATACTGATTTGACATTAGGTCGTTTAGAAACTTCGTTAACATCAAAAGCTTGCTCTTCCCAGTTTTCAAAAACTAGGCCTTCAACGATACCCCATTCACCAAGACCTGCGGTCCTATATCGGCGAGGGTTCTTTTTCATCTCCTCAAACAATATTAGGTCGGATTCACTTAAGAACTCGTTACACATATAATTCGTTGTCATGGCCAACACGTTACCACTAAGCTCATCAAAAAACCGTTTCTTTAGCCAGTGCCTATCAGACCACGGGTTAAAAGTTAGCACTACCTGGTGATACATTCCGTCAGGCAATTGACCACGAATAGATTCATCTAGTCTATCGAAGGCTTCTTCAGAAGTTATCTCATAAGCTTCTTCTACCCATAGCCTGCATAAGGACCCTACTTCTACGGTAATGGATGTTACTTTTAAAGGATCGTCTAGGCCCCTAAATAAAATCTTTTGGCCAGTTGGTACATACGTTATCTCCAGCGGTGATGTAGAACATTTAAAATACCTATCAAGCTGTAATCGATGAATAGCCCATTTAAGCTGCGCGAAACAACTGTCACGCAAGGTGCGTTCTACCTTTCGTACGACTAACCAGTTTACGGTTGGGTTTTCTACTATCTCAATAATAGCTTTAAGTGCTTGTGTAGAGGACTTCTTACTAGCACGGCTTCCTTTTACGGCCTTATAGCGTCCTTTGAACCTCCAAAATGCACCGTATCCCTTGCCTACGATATCAGGCAAGTACACCCTATTAGTCTGCAATATCGTCACCACCTACGATGAGTACAGGCTTAATATCGATAGTTGTATCACCGCTGAGTATTCTATGGCGTTTAGCCATAAGTTCTAAAGCTTTTAGTCTTGACTTCTCGTCAGGTGGTTTATCGATAATTCGAGCTTCGGAACGTCCTTCCCCTGTGCCCTCGATAACTACTTGCTTTTCATTTGAGAGCCCCAGGGCAATTCGTGTTAACTCATACTCGACCTGCTGAGCCGTCATGATGTTTTCATTGAAGTAGGCATCACGGAGCTCGGCAACCCGTGTTTTAACCTTGTCATTCCTTAACAGTCTTGATGATTGAGACTCAGCAGATTTCTCAGAGTAACCAGTTCGAATAGCGGCCTGTTTCGCATTCATGTCCTTGATGTACTCGTGACAAAATTTCTCATGCCGTTTGTTTTGTAATGCAGCCACTATTTCACCTCCCAGCTACTTCAATATGTTTTTGTTTTGCTTATACTTACCGCATTCCTTATGTACCTTTGCGGTTTTTGTTTTTACTAACGAATGTGATGGTGCATACGATTTGCACATGTGATCAATATGAATTCCATTAGCCTTGCACCAACCTTTCACATTATTAAGACACCGCCTCTTTTCACAATACACATCGGTCAATCGCATTCACCTCACTTACTCAAATTGGTATGCAAAAAGACCACCTAACCGTATAGATTAAGTGGTCTTTCGCTTTTGTGTTCTAGGTATTCACTGTGTCGTTGAGAGAGATAGTATTTGTTTCCCTATTAACTCACACTATCATTATAAACTGTCAATAAGGACAGGTCTAGGACAGTTTTGGGACAATTTTCAAGCTAACTTTGTGTTTAGTCCAATAACACCCCATAGCAATACAGATAACTCTTCAATCCCTCTAGCGATGTAACGTTTGATGGTACGAACATCTGGCTTTTCAGGAAATGATT